GGCGAGGATCGCAACGCCTCTATCCGTAGCGCTATCGGCCTGTAACAGCAACACCAACCCCTTTCTTTTTTTCACTTGTAAAACCCTTTTTGAAAGCTACTATGAAAAATTCTTCCTCTCCTGCTGCATCTACCCTTGCCGCTGTCGCTGCCGCCACTTCCGGCCTGTACAAAACCGTCACCCTGGATGAACCGCTGACCCGTGGCGACACGCTCATCACCAGCGTGCAGGTGCGTAAGCCTCTGTCGGGAGAACTGCGCGGCGTCTCCCTGATGGAGTTGGGCAATATGGATGTGGTGTCCCTGCAGCGCGTTTTGCCGCGCATCACGCAGCCGACCTTGACCCCGCATGATGTGGCGAACCTGGATCCGGCGGATCTGATGTCCTTGGGCGCCGAGGTGGCCATTTTTTTGCTGAAGAAAGCAGATCGTCCGGTGGTCTACCCGACCGCGTAGAAGATCCCATGGCCGATATTGCGGTGGTGTTTCACTGGCCGCCGCAGGCCATGGATGAACTGGACATAACGGACTTGATGGCCTGGCGCGAACGCGCCAGGGTACGCAGTGGCGCGGAAGACTAGGATTACGATAAAAATGAGCGACAAGCAATTGCGGTTACAGGTGGTCTTCGCGGCGCTGGATAAATTGACCGGGCCGCTGAAGAAGATCACCGGCGAATCGTCCGCCCTGGGCAAAGCCATCAAGGCCAATAATGACCGCCTGAAAGAGCTGAACGCCCAGCAAAAGGATGTGGGGCGCTTCCGCGAGCTGCATGCCGGTCTGGATGCCAGTTCCAGCAAGCTACGCGAGGTCCAGCAGCATGTCGCCGGCCTGGCGCAGAAGATGCAGCAGACGACCCAGCCGACGCGTGCCATGACCCGCGAGTTTAATGCCGCAGTGAAGTCGGCCAGCGCCCTAAAACAGGAGAGTTTGCAGCAGAGTGCGCAATTGCAGATTTTACGGGACCGCCTGTCCGGCGCCGGTATCGGCACCAGCCGGCTGTCGCAACATGAGCGCAGCTTACGCGGCGACATCGCCGCTACGAATGCACAGCTGGCCGAACAGCAAAAGCGATTATCCGCGATTGCAGGTCATCAGCAGAAAGTAGGCAGCGCCCGCCAGCATGCCGACAAGCTGCGCTCTACCGCCGGCAATGTCGCCGCCGCCGGCGTTGGCGCCACGGTCGCCGGCGCCGCCGTGGGTGCGCCCATCGTCAAGGGATTGCAAGAGGCAAAGCACTACCAGACCGAGAAGGGCCGCATTACTGCCCTGGGCCTGGGTCCCCAGGTCAGCTTTGATGCCGAGAAATACGCCCGCAGCATGAAGACCTACGGCACCAGCCATGCCGAGAATCTGGAATTAGTCAGGGACAGCATGTCCGTGTTCGGCGACCTGCCGCACGCGCAGATGGTGGCGCCCATGCTGGCGAAGATGAAATTTGCGAACAAGGCGTTCTATGGCGAAGAAGCCGGCGGCGAGAATGAGCGCAAATTCATGGACATGCTCAAGGTCATTGAAGTGCGCGGCGGCACCGCCAGCTCCGAGAAATTCCACGACCAGGCCAACATGGTGCAGAAAGTCATTTCTGCGACCGGCGGCCGGGTCGGTCCTACCGAATGGCTAAATCTCATCAAGACCGGCGGCATCGCCGCGAAGGGCATGGACGAGAAAGCGTTTTATTACGAGCTGGAACCGCTGGTACAGGAACTGGGTGGCTTCGGTGTTGGTAACGGCCTGATGTCGAGCTATAACAATCTGTACCAGGGACGCACCAGCAAGCGCGCCGCGATGAACCTGGACAAGCTGGGTCTCATTGGCGACCACACCAAAGTGAAACATGACAAGGTCGGGCAAACTGCGCAGCTGGATCCTGGTGCGCTGCTGGGTTCGGATCTGTTCAAGAAAAGCCAGTTTGAGTGGATGGAACAGGTGCTGCTGCCGCAGCTTGCCAAGAACGGCATCACCAAACCGACCAAAGTTCTGGACACCATCGGCAGCCTGTTTACGAATCGCAAGGCCGGCGACCTGATGGCGAACATGTACTTGCAGCGTGCCCAGATCCACAAGAACCGGAAACTGAACGAAGGCGCCTACGATGTCGACCAGCTCGAACCGCTGGCCCGCGAACAGGCCGCCGGCAAGGAAATGGAAACCTTGGCGAAGCTGGCCGATTTGAAGTTGACCATGGGCGAGAAGATCCTGCCGCTGTATTCCCGGGCCATCGATACGGTGACCGCCGCCCTGGACGGCATGAACGGGTTCATGGAACGCAACCCGGTCTTGTCGAAGGTCATGATAGTGGGCTTTGGCAGCTTGGCGGCCATCCTGGTGGTGCTGGGGCCGCTGATGCTGGGCTTAGCTGCCCTGATCGGTCCCTACGCCATGCTGCATGTGTTGTTCGCCAAGATGGGCATTGCCGGCGGCGTGCTGACGCCGATCCTGCGCGGCATCAGCACGGCTTTCCTGTGGCTAGGTCGTGTCCTATTGTTTGTCGGTCGGGCCTTCCTCATGAACCCGATAGGGTTAGTGATCACCGCCATTGCCTTGGCCGCCTACCTGATCTATCAGTATTGGGAGCCGATCAAGGGATTTTTTACGGATCTGTGGAACACCGTCGGCAATGCGTTTAGCAGCGCCTGGGCCAGCATCAAGGCGTTTGCAAGCAGTTTATGGGCCGATGTGCAACAGGCCTTCGCGGGCGGCATCGGCGGCGTCAGCGCGCTGGTGCTGAACTGGTCGCCGCTCGGCTTGTTCTACCAGGCATTCGCCGGCGTGCTGCGCTGGTTCGGCATCGATCTGCCGGCGAAATTTAGCGACTTCGGCCTGAACATCATGCAGGGACTGGCGAACGGCATTACCGGGGCGCTTTCGACCGTTCGCACCGCGATTGCCGGCGCCAGCGACAGTGTGGTCGGCTGGTTCAAGGAAAAGCTAGGCATCCATAGCCCGAGCCGGGTCTTTGCGGAGTTGGGCGATTTCACGATGCAGGGCCTGGCAGTCGGTTTGCAACGTAGCCAGGACAGCCCGCTCGACCAGGTCGGCGGCCTTGCCAAGCGGCTGACCCAGCTGGGCGCCGGTATCGCCATTGGTGCTGCGGCGATGCCGGCCCTGGCTTTCGATACGCGGCCACCGATCTCACCGCGAGCTGCCGGCGCCGGCACGGTGATCCAGGGCGACACGATCACGATCAGCATTACCGCTGCGCCAGGCGTGGATGAGCAGGCCATTGCCCGCGCTGTAGCGCAGGCGCTAAATCAGCGCGACCGGGAAAAGGCGGCGCGGATCCGCTCCAGCCTGGCCGATTACGACTATTAAAAGGAAAACCTGATCATGATGATGGTCCTAGGCATGTTTGTCTTCAGCCTGCCGACCCTGGCTTACCAGGAGCTGCAGCGCAAAACCGACTGGAAACACCCGAGCACGTCTCGGATCGGCGCCCGCAATGCGCGTCAGTTCACCGGCAAGGGTGACGACACCATTACCCTGTCCGGCTGGATCGCGCCGGAGCTGACCGGCAGCGTCTATTCGCTCGATGCCTTGCGCCTGATGGGTGACACAGGCAAGTCCTGGATCCTCATTGCGGGAACCGGGCGCATTTACGGTTCGTTCGTCATTACCGGCATGACTGAAGGACGCACCGTCCTGGGCCAGGATGGCGACGCCGGCAAGATTGAATTCTCTATCACCCTGGAGCGTACCGACGAATCGGTGCTGGGCTTGTTGAATACCCTGGGCGACCTGGGCAGCATCAAGAACATGCTCAGTCTGGAAGGCATCAGCAATAGCGTGAGCAACGCCGCTGACAGTGTGCGGAGCATATTCTGATGGAGTACCCGATTCCCGCATTTAAAATCACCCTGGACGGTCGGGATTTAACGGCCAAGTTTGCGCCTCGCCTGGTCAATCTGAATTTGACGGAATGCCGCGGCGACAATGCTGACGAACTACGCCTGACCTTGTCCGATGCAGACGGTCAGTTGGCTTTGCCGCCAAAGGGCGCCAGGATCAATGTCCAGATCGGCTGGGCCGATGCCGGCCTGATTGACAAGGGCGTGTTCACCGTCGATGAAGTCGAACACAGCGGAGCGCCGGATGTGCTGACCTTGCGCGCCAGGACGGCCAGCCTGATCGATACGTTCCGGCAGCCGGTGGAACGCAGCTTCCACGATACGACGCTAGGCGCGGTGATCGAGGTGATCGCGTTTCAGCAGGAGCTGAAAGCCGGTATTGCCGAGGCGCTGCGAGGTGTAAAGATTGCGCATTTGGACCAGACCCGCGAGAGCGATGCGGCATTCCTGCGGCGGCTGGGGAAGAAATACGACGCTGCCGCGACCGTGAAAAACGATACCTTGCTGTTCATGCCGGCGGGCCGTAGTAAGACAGCGTCGGGCCGCGACTTGCCGAGGATCCAGATCACGCGCCGGCTGGGTGACCGGCACCGTTATCACAGCGCCGAGCGCGACAGCTACAGCGGCGTGCGCACATTCTGGCATGACGACAGGCACGGCATGCGCCGCAGTGTCGTCGCCGGTGCGCCCGGTAACAGCAAGCGGTTGCGCACAACTTATGCCAGCGAGGACGATGCGCGAACCGCGGCCGTCGCGGAATGGCAGCGGATCCAGCGCGGCGCAGCCATCTTTGAATTGTCGCTGGCGGTGGGCGATCCGGCGCTGATGCCGCAGTCGCCCGTGAATGTCGTCGGCTTTAAAACCGAAATCGATAGCCAGGACTGGCTTGCGGCGAAGGTGACCCACAACATCAGCGACGCTGGATTTACATCAGAGATCGAGTGCGAGACGCGGACCGAAGAAGCCGAAATCGAGCGCGAAGACGAGGTCGACTTGGATCCGGGCATCACAGGTGTCACAGCTCCATGGCGCGACAAGGTCACGAAGAAACAGGGGGAAGCACTGGCCGGATCAAAATCCAGCGTCAAGGCGTTGAAACACGTTTATGCGAGTAGGCAGACTGCCACGCGCGCCGCTAAACTTGAATGGGAAAAAATTCAAGAGCGGCGCGATATCATCAAGGAAAACAGCGATAGTCGATAGCGCCGATTATGCCGGCTTTGACAAGTAGCATGGCGTTACATCGGCGCTGCTGAACGTGAATGAGGGCGGGAGGCTTCGCCCCAATAGGCAGCTGTGCCGTGGTCATCTATAAAGCATTCCTGATAACTGCCATCTTCGATTTTTATTTTAGCTCCGGCAGAATAGGTGCCGGCATCCCAGTGGCAATATCTTTCCATCATCGTCGGCTCGGTCTCCGCTGCAGCATTAGCGCGATCATCGACTAAGGCAAAGCCTCCAACGCTCAACACAACGAGTAGCGCCGCCGTGCCGAGGTGTCGACGCTGTTGTGCAAGGTCGGTGGCTGAGCTGTGTCGCACATATTCTGGGCTGTTGATTGTCGGTCGCCAATAGTAGGACGGCGTTCCGTTTTCTGATACTGACTTTACCTGCTGAGTTTTTGTGCTGGCGCCATTATAAAAATTACCCATGATTACTTGTCCGATTGCGAACGAGATTGCTGTTTCTTTTCTGGTCCACCATTTGCGTCTTATCCCTCCAGAGATTTCTTCTTCTTTTTTTTATCGTTGGCCTGGAAATTTAAGTCGCCATGAACAGTTTGACTACCTTCAATCACTTGTTTGACCGGGGCGGCGTATTTTATGCCGTAGGTTTCTTGTGGCGCTTTCTTCTTTGGCTTTTCTGGAGGGGCAGTGCCGACAACATCAAGCATACCCAGCATGTTTGCTTTACCGCGAATATCCAGTTGACGATAGCCCGTTAGCAATTCGTTTTCTTCAGTGGTCAAAGCGATTGATGAGCGCCGCCCGGTGAGGATGTATTGCACATCAACGCCAATAGCAGCTAAAGCCCGAAAATAGAGTCCGTCAGGGCATCGTTCATCTTGTTCGTAGGAGATTTGAGTGCGTTTTTTCACGCCACCGGCAGCTGCGAAATCATCTTGATTCATTCCTAGACGCAATCGCTCACTTTTTAAAGTTTCTCCAATGGTGTACATAGTTTCATTAATTTTCATTGACAGGTGCACGTATGTGCACTAAAGTTACGCCATCCGTAACGACTACAAATCATACCATTATGAAAAAACCAGGCGTAATACGACGCGCACCTAAATACCTTCTTGCGGAAGCCATTGCCGTTCGTTTGACACCGGAAGAGCAGGCCACCGTAGAGCAATGTGCCTACGAAGGCGCGGAGTCCCGTGCTGCATTTCTCCGTCGCATGATCATGCTGGGTGTGAAGCAGTACAAGCGCGGTCTCTCCAAAACAAAATCCTAATCAGCAAGGACATCGCCATGGATCAATTGCAGTCTACGTTTGTTTCTTCCCATCAGCACACAGTTCTTATTGCGGAGCAATGATGAAGCGTCCAATGCAAATTGAACAAGCCTTGCGCAGTGCGCTGACCGGCCCCGGTCGGCAGGATGTGCAGCACAAGGTCGGCTGGGATGATTCCCAGGTAAGCCGTTTCCTCAATGGTGGGCAGGGCATTGTCATCGACAAGATCGATTTGCTGGTCGCCGCTGTCGGTTTCGTCATGGTCACCTGCAAGTATCTCGATGCTGTCTCCACTCTAGGTGAGGTTGGCATGCATTGCGAGTGCGCCCGACAAGGGCAGGGCGAGTGTTCTCGCCGCATCTAATCGCAT